TCACCCGCATACATGGGCTGACACCAAACCCAGTAGCGAACCGAAAAGATACGGTATTGTCTTGAGTGGCTACCATTTCCTCTGCAACGCGCTTATTAACGCCGTAGAGAGACACAGCGTTTAACGGGGACTCTTCTGTGCAATCCCCTTCTACTTTGCCGTAGACGCTTCCTGTGGACGCATAGACGAAAGGCATTTTTGGATTGTAAGATTCTCTTGCAAAAAGCATATTTCTAGTGCCTTCTACATTTACTTCCGTAGCCAACGCAGGTTGGGATTTGCAAGCCGGAAAGCCAACAATAGCAGCGAGATGAATAATAGCGTCACACCCAATTACGGCCTCCTTCATTTGTTCTAATACTGTTACATCACCATATTCAAACTCAAAATTAGGGTTTGTTGCTAATGGGATTATTGCATCGCATTGCCCTTTATGGAAATTGTCGATGCATTTTACTTGATATCCGTTGTCTAGCAGATGACGGCATAGGACATTACCTACGTACCCGCCTCCGCCCGTCACTAAAATTTTCGTCATATTGCTTCCTAGTTATCCTGTTATTTCCAACTTTAGACCAAAATTGTCCAAGTTGATTCATTTTTATTGTTACGTTTGCTCCATCAAAATTATCTCTATACAAATCCTCTGGAGCGTAAGTAGGACTAATTAATTGCACTTCATTGTTTTTACATTTTTCATAAACCGCAGTAAACATTGATTTTATTTTTGAGGTTCTTCCTCCCATTAAATGGTCTGATATACTTCTTGGGGTTCGCGCTTCTCTATAAAAAGGTTCTGAAGTGATCAAACATTCACCGTAGAATTTCATTTTTTCAATAAAAGAGGAAAGATCAGTATAATACTCATCTGACCTGCTTTTTATAACATACTCAGTTTTTGTTTTATTTACACCGTTTAAGGATGTGACTGTTTGATAGTTTACGTTGTGCCAATTGAAAAAAGACTCATACTTTGAAGGGCTATCTTCCAAGTAAGTCACATCATTGTTTATTAGGAATCTTTTTGATGGTTTTATTTCTGGTAAAATCCAAGTCGATATTATTATTTTACCGACGAACTTTTTGTATGTTGGAATATTAAGTATTCCCTTACCCAATTTTCCGTTGTGTGAAACTGGTCCTTGTATTATTAATGTGACATCATCGTGTGGCACTGAAATCTATTCTTTCTTCTGGAGGAGTAACGTCCCTGTAAACACCAACATAATCTGAGCATATTGCGTTACAATCTGAAATTGTATCCATTGACAACAGTTCTGGTTTCATGCAAATAACACCAGCGCCAGAAGCATATCCCGGATAACTAATTATCAGACCTCTACTTGTGATTGTGTAATGGTCTTCTTGATGCCAGAAGCAATGAACATCTAATTCAAGCAAGCCTTTTAACGCTTCTAAGTTTTTAGCGTGTAAGAGCAAACCTTTTTTCTTTAAAAAGTCTGTGTATGTTTCGTAGTATGGCTCGTCGTGTCCTAGAAGCCAAGAATCTTTTAGCTTCCAAACATCTATTTCTACTTGATAGCCTGCGTCAAGAGCTGATTGAATATATCTTGGGTTATTCTCTAACTCAGGTTTTGGACCGTAGACGTTTCCTCTATGAGATATTAGTATCATCTTCTAGCCTTTCATATTCCATTTGATAGAGTGTTAATATTCTTTTAGTATTTTTCCAGCTTTCATGAGTCTCAGTCACCCCAAGAGTGTATACTTTTTTAACGCCTCTGTCATTAAGCCAGTTTATTAAGATATGTAGGCTGCTAGATATATTCTTTAATTTGGTTTTGTTTTCTATCTTTAGAAAATCTAAAGGGTATTTTACGTCACACCTGTCAAACTTTTCGCAGTTAAACTTCTTAAAGTCTATGATATCGTCTGCGTCTTCGTATGAAACATTGGGATAGTCAGCGGTTTCTTCGGAAGAAGGTTTAGTACAACTCAAAAAGTCAAATTCATTAAAAAACATTCTGGAATAGAGAGGAGCTTTCTTGTAAAGGTATTGATGATAGCCTCTGCAAAAAATTTCATTTAGCTCGCTTTTATTACTACACCACTCGTTGTTAGTTATAAAGCTGGGTATTAAATACTTATCCCATCTTCTTTTGAAGTTTGATATGTTATGAACTATTCTTACTAAATCTAACGATGCTACTACATGGGCTTTATCTAATGCGTATAAAGCCTTGCCAGTTGAGCATACAAAGAAATCGCTTAGATCAATTTCCATTTCAACAGATGGAGCTGATCCTACGATCAATGCGGGTTTATTTAGTTCCGCCACTATCTTTTCTAACGATATCATTAGGATCTAGTCCATCAATCCAGTAGACTTCTAGTGCTTTTGTATTTTTTAAAGCTTCAAACCTATGGTCAACTCCGGGAGGTACATCTGAGAACATGCCATCAGTTAGTATTGTCTCATCCTCACTATCCTGCTTATATATTATAACCTTTAAAGCACCTTCTAACACAATAAATCTATTCCATTTATTTTCGTGATGATGTCTAGAGCAATAACCACCCTTTTTAGCTTCTATATAATGGACTTCGCTTGTAGAATTTTCAAAGAAACATTGCGTGGTTCCCCAAAATTTTCCCTGTATTGCTCCTGTAAGTGTCTTATGGCTCATTTTTTTCTCGCTGTTGTATAGTGATTTTCGATGCGTATATCAATTGGTCTAATTGGATCATCTTGTATTTTGGTGTTTTCAATCCACTCGATGGTTTTTTGCAAATTATACTCGTCTAATTCTTTTGTGATATTGAAAAACTCTTGAGACTTTTTATCAAAAATTTTTGCGCCATCATTTGTGAGTATAATATTCCAAGGTCTTATATCTCCATGCGGTTCGTCATAACCTGACACATCATCTAATATAGATTGTTTTGTTGGGTATTGACCACCCATATTAAAATAAGTCATAAGGTTAATTCCGGGAATAAAATCTCGATAAGAAAATTTTGTTGGCCCTTGTCGAGTATTTTTTAATTCATTCTTTAATATTTTAGCCAGCCTAACTGATGCAGGATGACCATCTTTATCCTTTACGCTTTTAATTTCTTCAGTTCTTGATTTTAACCTGTTAGTGTAGATTATATATTTTTCATCGAAGTTTGAATACATCTTGAAGATGGACTCTTTTTTCATGAATTCTCCAAGGTATTTACCGCTCCAACCTTCTATGATGTCCTCCGTTCTTGGACTACTCATCAAATAAAAAGGTCTAACTGAATCTATATGAGTACGAAATCTAGATAACAAAATTGCATCATCAGGCACAATGATTTTTTTTACCACATCTGGATGTGCAGCATCTTCTGAGACTGGAAGCTCAATTAATAAATGGTCACACATACTCCTTAAAATCTTAATGGCTTCATTGGCATCTTCAAAGTAATGTATAACACTCATAGCTAAGATAACGTCAAATTTTTCAACTTTACTTAAAGCTTTTAAACTTTCTATTGATGCGTTGTGCTTTAAAAGTGTTACGTTGTTAGCTTCGTTTTTAACACACAAGTTTTGAAGCTCTGGCGTTATGCCCTTTGCTTTCTCAATCATTGTTACATGACAATCGAATTCTGCTGCAAGGCGAAGAGAAAAGTAACCAAAATTTGCACCTAAGTCTAGTACTGAAAATGGACGGTTGTAAGTGTTGCAAAATTTGCTTATTTCCTTATACCTATCCTCAGAGCCTCTTAACCCCTCTTTTACTATTTCACCTTTAACCCAATGTGGCTGATATTGATATTTAGACACTTTATAGTTCCTTTTCCAGTATTGGGTTTAGAGTAGTAAGCATTTCACCACTAGACATTTCTTTTAATTTCCAATTAAAACATCCGATGCTATTTGACAATTTATGTTTTTCTTCTTTAGTAGCTAGATACAAACTATTTATGTCTTCAATTTTTGTTGACGATATTGGTTTTGTTGCAGCATCACCTAAAATCAAAGTAGGATACCCAGAATACAATGAGTCTATGCAGCAATTGCTTCCATGTGTAATTACGCAATAAGGATGCACCTTCTCTAAAACTTGAGAAAAAAATCTTTTGTCTCCTTCCCATTCAGAGCCGCATATCCTTTCTTTTCCTCTCCAAGTTCTTTTGGGTCTGTACACAATTTCCATATCGGTGTATTTTTTTACTTCTTTCATAACTGATCTAGCATATTCAGTTGGATGAGGGAGATTATGGTATTTGTGATACTTCTCAGAGCTTCCAGCAAAAAGAATTTTAGAGCCTTGATTGAAAGGCTTTATCTCGTCAGGAAAATTTCCATTGTAAGTCCTTATTGTTTTTCCTCTATCTTGCCTGTCTTCAAAAGTTTTGTAGTGACGGAAAGGGTTCCAAGAATCTATTGTGATTCTAAAAAAACTTTCTTCGTCTATATGTCTAAACTGAGAAAGTCTTATATGACTTTTGTCAATAAAAATAATTTTGACACCGGCCTTCTCAGCTGCTACTTTTGCTTTTCTTGATATGACTCCAAAAATAATTACAAAGTCATAAACTGAAAGATCCAAGTTTTTTATTTGGCTTATTTCAACTGCTGACGATGGTGGTATAGAAAACCCTTGAATTATCGCCTTGTGTATCAGAGGAGTTAGTTTGTTTCTGTATGCATATAAGATATTCATAGGTTTTGTTTTATATGCTTCCAGCAAACACCAATATTCATTTCACTGATGTTCCATTGAGCATAAGCTAAATTGTATGCCCATTGAGTCCTGTCTGGTCTTCTTATATCTTCTATGCTTGGACTAGCTACCTCTCTCACAATAGATAAAGAGTCATTGGTAATAACAGGTATGCCTCTAATGATTGCATCCACCGCAGCGTTTGATGTTGGAGAAAATACGGCAAAACAATCTTTGAGATCGTTTTCAAGATTGCTATATTGGCTAATATTAACGCCCATCCCACTTTTATCGTCTATAAACCTACGATGTTTTTCTGTAGGATGGGGTCTAAAGACAATGGGCTTTCCAAACGATTTCAATTTTTCAACTTCGTGCCTAAACCACTTTTCTGGATCTGGGTTAATCTTTCTAATATTTGTTGTGCCTATACCTTTGTTGTTTTGACCTAAAACTAATATGTGGCCTTTGTCATTCGTTTGCCAAGGTTTCATTTCTATTTTTAGTTTTTCCCACCGTTTACTCGGAGAGTCTTGATTAAAAAATTCAGCGTGGTTCTTCACACCGTTTAGACCTACTGAGTAATGAGTTCCAATACCAAACTTCTTTTTATAATTTGCTCTTTCGTGTTTTACAAAACCAGCGTCTGCAACTATTCTTGGTATTCCTAATTCTTTCGATTTTTTTTGACACGAAGCTCTGAAGCCGTCTGCTTTGAGCCATGCAAAATCTGGATGTTCGCAAACTTGAAAAGACACATCACACCCCTCCATTGAATCTAACTCTACTAAGTTTTTAATTCGTACTGGAGTGTCTCCGTTAGCAGCTACACCTTTTGCAAAAGCATCGCAAATACCATTTCCAGACTCATTGTCTTTTGTGTAACAAACCGCCACTTTTACCATATCATTTCACCAAACTCTCTTCCGTGTATACCTTTATCGTGTCTAACAAAGTTTCTAAAAGGGCCATTTGGAACTACTTCTAAAAGCTGCAAACCTTCTGTCACATCTTTAGTTTTGATTTGTGGATTCTCTTCAACTATCATTCTGAATACGTATCCGTCATCCCATCTTATATATTTTCTAAAGTCCCCACTTTTGAATGATTCAATTACAATATCAAGATATTCTCTTCCACCGTTTTTTAGATCCCATCCAATAAAACCAGACTCTATACCCATGTTTCTTTCGACCCTAAGTTTACCTAAGTGGTAAAACATGGAATTTCCTTCTAAAACTTCATCAACATATTCTTCGGTTATTTTCTTCTTAAAGACGCTATCGCTGTCTACAAATATTACCTTGTCGTAACCCAAGTCTAACGAAGCTTTAACAGCGACTATTTTTCTAAACCAACAAGCAGCCCTTCTATTAAACTTGTTTTCAAAAGTTCCAACAAATTTACCACCGTAAGCTATAGGAATTATGTCCTCATTTTCTTTTAACCAGTTTTTTAGAAACTCATCTTTGTCTAAATCATGAAATAAAAATTTTCTATGCTTTGGTATCTCTGAGTCTATACCGTCTTCAAATGTTATGAGTAGATCTCCTTCGGTTTTCCATTTTACGAAAGACTCTATCATACCTCTACCAGTAGCTTGATAGAGATTTTTATTAAAAGACGTTACGTACAGAATCATTTCTTTCCCTTCTTTCTTAAGTATGTTAGCGACCTTTTGTTTCCTTCTTTCCAAATCTCATCCCTGTCTACTCCTGCTAAAAAATCTGCACATTTATAGTAAACATTGATAATATAAGGAGATCGAGTTAATTGGAATTTGTTTTCTTTACATGTAAAGTAAGCTGCGTAATGAACGCTAGGGTAAACTCCATATTTTTCTATACCCACTTCGGTTATTTTAGGCATATTAAGATACATAGAAGAATATATATCCATTTCTTCAGAATGTCCTATAGCGAATTTGTCATCTGGACAAGGAGGTGACATTTGTAGTTTTTTTACTTCTTTACGCTCCTCTTTGTCATTAAAGCCTTGTCGATCATCTTTTCGCGGATAATACCATCTAGTTTTAGCAAAATATAAGTGGTTTTTCTCTATCGTTTTTAAAAAATCAAAAAAAGTAATCTCAGGGTGGTTTGTTATTATGTTATCAAACCTATACCTCATTACGTAGTCATATACAAAATCATTTTCTTGTTCATATTCTTTTTTTATTTCATTTGCTTTGTATATATTGTAAAGCTGTCCCACCTGATTGTTGGCGTACTTTCCTCCCGTGACCGGCTCTTTGTAGGAGCCGTTTTCTCTTTGATTTTTATATTTTTTTTGATGCTTATTTAATCCTGATTCTTTAGCTAGTCTATATTGATTTTCTTTAGTGTAAACTTCACGATTATATTTTTTTGGTTTGTACAAATTCAGGGCGTGTTCAAATGTTTCTTCATCTTCAAAATTAACTTTTTCATAGCCATATTCATCTTTCCAAGTGCTTAAAAAGAAATCATATTCAACTCCGTTTTGGTCTAAGCTTTTAAGTACACTTTCTTGTAGGTTAGGGTAGCATGTGACAAATTGTCTTAAAGCGCCTGACATACATATTGCAATTTTCATAAGTAGCTTCTCCACAAATCAGCATAGTCTACGTCTTGCCACTCATCAAACCAAGGACCTCCATTTGTAAAGTGAATTGCCGCAGGAGGAACGTCAGGCTTATCGTATTCTCCTTCTAGCCAATTCCATTCAATAGGAATGCTTCCAATTAATTCATCTGGTAGCCAATAAAATCTATGTAAAAACGCTCCAGACTCCTTACTAACCACATCTGGATTTAGTATTGCATTTGCAGGATGTCCACAGTTCCACAATATACAGCTAGACCAATTTTTTCTTGGGTAGGAAACTTGTTTTTGACCATCCATCTTTACTGCATTTTTAGGAATATAATCATGCTTAGCGCACATTAATGCGTATTTATCATCTGCCATAGCAAATAATTCAGCCACATCCCTAGTAAACAAAAAGTCACAATCTATGAACAAAGCCCAATCATTAAACTCTGCTAAGTATGGAGTTAAGAATCTAGTATAAGTAAACTCAACAGACCCAGCTTCTGGTTGTGGTCTATAATACTCGCCAGTGTCAATGAGCGTATCTTTAACTATTGGTGTAATGTCAAGTTTTTGAGATGAGTGTTTTTGTAGAGAATCAATACAAACTTGGTAAGCGTCTGTTTCTCTACTATCCCAACCAATAAAAATTTTAAGTGTCATTTAAAAATACCTCCAAGTCTTCTGGAGTGCCAAGACCCCACATTTTTTCTATATCAAAAGTCTTTATTTTCTTCTTGTCTTCAATAGCTTCGTTGAAAACTGGACAAACATAAAATTCGTTGTTTACCCTCTTGTTAAGACAAATCATTCGTTCTGCATATTTAACATAGTCACTTCCTTTTGCCCAATAGTAGACTCCAACCGTAGCTTTATTGCTGATTGGTTTCTTTTCGGCTACTTCAGAAACAAAACCTTGATCGTCTAGTTTTGCAAAACTCCACTTTGGGTGCATTGACTCAAAAGTCAATATTCCACCATCAACACCTTCAGCCTGCATTGAATAAAGAAATTCGTTGCTATTCCAATCAATAAACTGGTCTGAGTTTGCTGTTAGCAAAGGTTCATCATTATTTATATACTCTTTTGCCAATAGAGTTGTACATGCTGCGCCTTCGGTGACTCCATCAACCTGAACTATTTTGCAATTTGGTGATATTAAATTTAATAAATATTGAAGGTTGTACCTTTCATAGTGTTCTTTTTGCACGATGAAAATATGCTCAGCATCAATGTTTAAATTTTCAACTACTAGTTGTATCATTGGCTTTCCATTGACCTCAATTAAAGGCTTTGGAAATGTGTATCCAGCCTTCTCAAATCTTGACCCAGCACCAGCCATTGGTATTAAAACTTTCATCTTTCCACCTTGCCATTTTGGATTTACGTCTTTAGTTTTTCTATCTGCTCTTTCTATGGCAGAAAACACGTTCTTAACATTTACGTCTTGTAATCCTGCCACGCCTAAAACATTCGCTCCAGATTTAACCGCAGCTTTTCGTCCTATATGAGAATCTTCAACTATTAGACATTCGTCAGGATTGACCTTAGCCTTTACCATACACTTTAAATAGATTTCAGAATGAGGCTTTGGGTTTTCAACGTCTTGATTAGAAAAATACTCATCTATATATTCCATGTATTGTGCTTTTAAGAGCATAAGCTTTACGCTAGATCTAATAGAATTAGAGGCGCAATAAACGGTATAACCCTCATGCTTCAGCCTTCTTAAAACTGATATTATAGACCAGTCTGGATTTACAGTGTTTGAGATGACATCGTGAGTGTGTTTTTGTTTGCCTTCCCATATTTGATCATGAAAATGCTCAGGAAGACCTTTTTCTACAGTTAGTTTTTTAAGCTTTTTAGTTGTTGATAAGCCATCGTAAGATGATAAATGTTCTGCTCGTCCAATAATATACTGCTCACCTACTTCAGCCAAAGCTAAGTTCAAAGCTTCATAATGGATATCTCTTGCTTCTACCAGAACACCGTCTAAATCAAAAACAACTAATTTAATCATTACAGCTTAGTTCTTTCTACTACGTTTAGTTCGCACTCGCTATATATACCCTTGTCATGGATAATTTTAGGAGCTATAAAATAAGACTTCACATAGTGATGAAAATACTTGTTAAACTGAGCATCTATAGGGTCAACAGGGTCTAGTCTAGTGATTACATCAAGAATATCTCTACTAAGTATTACTCCGTGTAAACCACCGACTCTCTTGATTCTAGATATTCCTATACGTTTAGTATCACGCCAAATACCCTCTATTTGTTCGTTTAGTTCGTCTCCCTCATCGCCAATCCACCAGCCTAAATAGAGCATATCATATTCTATTTCACCAATGTGTTTTTCGGCTTTGGACACAACCTCATCAAACCTGTCGGTAAAATAAGCGTCATCCTCTAAAAACAAAACCTTTTCATCGCCATCTTCCAAAGCTTTTCTAGCCATCGCTTGATGGGATAAAAATGCCTTGTAATGATTTTGCTTTTTCTTTGTCACAGTTTCATCTGCGTCTGTTTGATGACCTCCATAACCCCACATATCAACAACAGGATTATCTTTATCTATATGAGAATATTCTTCTTTTGGAAAGATTTCACCTGAACCAACTAGAAATCTGTTGAATTCTAAGCCCTTTGATTCAACTTGTTTCTTCAAATCAAGCCAGTGTTCTTCTCGTTTGTCTAAACACAGACAGTAAGCTTTCTTAATTCCAAGCATTATATTTTTCCTAATATGTAATCTGCCAGCGCTGTAGTTGTATTTTTTTCTTTTAACCAGTCATAGAAAAATTTTCTATATTCGATCCATTTTTCAAGGTTAAAGTTTTCTAGCTTTCCGGGGTTTTCTTTTTCTATTACTCCACAATGTGGTAAAGTCTCATTTTTCCATTCGCCTTCTTTTAGGTTCGGTATTCCACCTAGCGTATTTTTAGCTTCTATTAGTTTTTCTTTAGGCAAATTCCACAATGTATTTTTTGGACAATTTTCAATATCTACAAAGAATGGAATTGAACCGTTTGCGATTATCTCATAATGCCTAAGCGTATCCCATCCACCCTTTTTTGATGTGTATGAGAAATAAGCTGTTTGATACATGTCGTAATAACTTTCTTCTTCTTCGTATATATACGTAGACATGTAAGAAGGGTCGATAGACTGATTAACTGGAACTAATGGAGCAAAAGGAACTGACCTGTTTGAGTCATCTACCTCTCTTATTTTTTCTTCGGGAAATGCAAAAGATATAGGATTTGCTATTTCTTCTTGTGAGTCGAGCATTTCTCTTTTGTAGTATGTACATTTATTCGCTGCATCTTCACATATGTAGTCTCTATCCCATCCATCAACTACGATTATTCTATTTCTTCCATATCCTCGGTCTACAAAGAAGTCTATGATTGAATTCAAATGCCCGTCTTGTCTGGTCATTGTGTGATGAATAGGAACAACGACTGCATCGTATTCGCCTACATGCTCGTTTCTGTCTAGCACGGTATAGTCTTGTTCATCTAGAAGACCATACATCGTAAAGCCTTTGCCCCATATTTTGTTAAATAAGCTAGGTCTATCTTCTTTTATTTTCTTTCGATGCCACCACATATCAAAGAATGTGTGAACATCTTTCCCAAGCTTTTTAACCAAACCATGAAAGACCATGTCTGCTTGATAGTCAGACACCATGTCTGCTTGATTAATATCCGATGGCATTAATGGGTTGTATAGAATTTTCATAGCTACCTGTTTTTTACGGCTTCAACGATTGCTTGTCGAGAACTGTATTTAGGTTCCCATCCAAGGTCTTTTAGTTTTTGATTACTTGCAGTTATTAGTTTATTGTCACCTTTCCAGTTAGCTCCATCTCCTAACCACTCTAAAGGTTTTTCAACACCTAAACCCTCCATGACGGCATAAGCTACATCTTCTATACTAGCTGTATCGTCTGGAGTAACATTAAATTCTCCTGTTTGTTTTGAAAGACCTAGCAACACCAAAGCACTTGTTAAGTCATCTATATAACAATAAGGTTTTCTTGAACCCGGCTTGCTTCCGATAGCTTGCAGCGTAGGGTTGTTTTGGATTTTACGAATAAAATCATAAACAACACCGTGTGTTAAACCACGCCCAACAGTAGCACACATACGAGCCGAAACGCCATCTATTTGTCCCGTACTGGTGTAGTACCTTAATATACTTTCAGAAGCTCTCTTAGTCATACCGTATATAGAAGTTGGTTCTGTTCTATCTAATTCGGTGTATGCAGAAGGGTTTTCTGTGTTAAACATCCAGTCTCCATAGACAATCACTGAGGATGCTAACACAACTTTAGCGCCTAAAGGCGCCCATTCGCAAATCTTCTGTGTGCTTAGTACATTATCTTGCAGTATCTGAAAAGCTTCGTCGCCTTCCATCTTTACTGTAGCTTTACTTGCTAAATGAAAGATAATATCGGGCTTATGTCTATCTAATATTTTTTTAAAATCGTAGAAAGTAGGCTTGGTTACATCAGAGTAGCCTAAGTCAATACTGTAGCTTTTAGTGACAAAAGGTGAAACAAAGTTACTCCTCGTTACAGAAATAATATCTCCAAAAAGAGACTTCTGAGACCTAAGTTTTTGAATTAGATTTTTGCCAACAAACCCACTAGCTCCAGTTACTAAAACCGTCATATTATTCTCCAACGTAATTCTTGAGAGTTTCCATGCACTTCTCAGCTTCTTCTGGTATTCCTAACTCTTCAAATACCTTTGCCATTCTATGGTAGTAGGTGTGTTTAGACATGACAGAATTATAGCCTGCTTCTATATGCTTCATTCTCTCGTCAGGATTATTAACATAATATTCAATTAGAGTTTCAAACTCTTCTGGTGTTTTTGCAAAAATAATTTCCTCGTTTGTAAAAACATCATTTGCCATAGACTCTACATAATCTGATATGCAAAAACCTCCCGACATGAGAATTTTGAAAGGACGCTCGATAATATCATAACCAAAGTCCTGAGAATGAGGTTCGCTGATGTTTGGACATACAGTTGCAGACTGAAAAAACGAAGAAACATTTTTAGATTTTATTGTTCCTAGATATTGAACTACAGGCCAATCGGAGTTTCCAAAAATCTTTACCTTGTATTTTCCTACAGGGTGACAAAGAGGAATTAAAAACTTATCTAAACTCTTTGCTTTATAAGGCCAATAACCACCAACAAAACCAACGTCACAGCTAAGTAAGTTAGATTTTGTCTGTAGACTGTACTCAAATATATCGCCAGCATGTATTAATGATACTGGGCGTATTCCTATGTCTTTCCATTTGTTGTGGGTTACATCAATCCAGTTTTGAGTGTAATGATTGTGTACGAAGTCAGGCTTTCCCGTTTCTTCCTTAAGCCTTTCCATCATCTTCTTCTCTTCTTCCGAAGCGACTAAGACAGGATACTCTTGCGTATTAATATTTTCTTGGAAGTCTCCCCAGTCAGAACCCCTCATCACAACCTTCATATGAGGTCTTTCTTTAATACAATTAATTAAAGACTCAGTGATATTGTAGGTTTGTCCCATAAATATGTCTGGTTCATATTCATCAAAAACATCATATGCTGGGATGTTATCTTTATCCCATAATTCAACGTCGTGACCCATTGAGCTAAAAACTCTAGCCCAAGCCATTCTTATATAATAATGAGCATGAGGCCCATCGCTACTTATTAGAATCTTCATATTTTTCTGCCGCTTCTTGAGCTTCTTCTATAGTATAAAATGGTCCAAGCTTAACTTCGACCTCATGTTCTACATATTTCCAAGCGTACCATTTATAATTATTTTTAATCCAACCCCAATAATTTCCCATCACAAATCCTTCAAAGAATCTACTTCTCTTATGATCATCCCTTTTGGTGTTATGGCTTTTATATTACACCCTTTGTTAATCATATAATTAAATATTTCAAATGGATAAAGTTTACTTTTTCTCTTATCAGAACAAAATTGTTTCAATAAGTCAAAGTCTTCGTTTTCAAAAAAAGCTATTTGAGACCATTTGTTTTCTAGACCGTAAGCAAATCTGGTTGCATAACTATCTACTATTGTTACGCCAATTTCATCGCTCTTAAATTGTTCTTTTTTATCATAAACTATGGATGAGCCATCGCTTGTTAAGTCGCGTATAGAATATGTATTAAAGATAAGATCGCCATATATAATTAGAACATTTCTTGTCGCGCAGGCGTTAATTCCTATTCTTAGGCTTTCTACGGTGTTGGTTGTTTCGTAGTTTGCGTTTTCTACAATTCTTATTTCTTGTGGAAGTGACTTTATGACTTTTTCTGACTCAAAGCCAGTTACTACTACTATATCTGAGTTTGGATATTCTCTTTTTGCGTTCTTTATTATTTTCTGAAGAATAGTGTCTCTGCTGTTTGCTGCCAATAAGCATTTAGGGCCATAGGATTTCATCCTGTGACCCATTCCTGCCGCTGGTATTACAATACTCAGTTTTTCACCATTGTATTGACCAGCACCATTTTTCTTTATGGCGGAGGTAAATCTACTCATTTATTCTTTGTTGCATTTTTTCCATTACTCTTAACCAGTTTTTTTGCCAAATTTCTTGGTTAACAATAAAAGAAGAGTTATCACCAGTTACTCTTACTTTTGTTAAAGATTTAGGTACGTGAGCAATTATATATTTTTCGCTTATTCTCATCCAAAGATCATAGTCTTCGCAGGTTCTCATTGTTTTGTCATAAAATCCAGTGTCTTCTTTTACTGACAACAAAGCTTCTTTAGAAATGAGAGACCCGCTATGAACAATACACTCTTGTACTAACCTTTTTCTACTGTAAGGTTCTTTAAATTCTCTGATAATTTTTCCTGATTCAACATGTAACGTGTCATAATCTCCATAGACAACGCCTACTAAACCATTACCCTGCTCAAATACAGTAACACAAGAACTGATTTTGTTTTCATACATTTCATCATCAGAATCTAGTATTGCATATATATCAGTATTTTCTAAAGTGTATTCAATCCCTACATTTCTTGCTTCGCTTGGGCCGGAATTTACGTTTTTTATAGCTACAAGATTTGTATGTCCAAACCTTCCAGAATTCTTCTTGGTAAGAACATCACCATCTTTGTCATCAAAATAAGAACTTATGATTTCCCAAGAATCATCTTTTGACCCATCATCTACTATACATATAGTTATAGGACCCGGATAATCTTGATTAACCGCACTTTCTATCGCATTGTCTATATATTCTTCATCGTTATAGTTTGCTATAAGAATAGTGACTTTTGGTAGCATTAGATGGTTTCCCAACTTTGTACAAGGTTAGACGAATTGTCCATTTTTGAAGCTCCTATGACTTTTTCTTCTAAGAAGCCATTTACATTTCCGTTTAAATGTTTGTGTATTAACGAAAGAACAGTCATCCCATTCACACTATCGTATGGTTTTACATATCCAACACGAGTTAGATTTTCGTTGATGGCTACGTCTAGTCGTTCCAAAATATCTTCTCTAGCTTCTTCGCCAGAAACAATCACTGAGTAATAACCACTTTGAGCATTACCAAAAGCTTCGTCTATAGCTTCGTATTCATTGACCTCTTCAATTAGATTCATGACTTTAAGAGTCAAATCAGAGCCTTCTATATAACTCTGACATTCTTCAATCAGGTCAACATAATCCTTTTTACTATTGTTAACGACAACTACGTAGTCTGCTTTTGCTTTTATTACCGACTCTATCGTCTTTTTGACATCAGAATTTTCTTCATTTACTAAAACAAAAAATCCAAGTCTTGGAAGGATCTCTTTTCTTACAGCCTCTAAATCGTCTGTATCTTCTGGAAGAGTGAGAAGCCACTCTTTTTCTCTGTAACCATTACACCAAGACTCGATAACAAAAAATTCATTTTCTTCTAAATCTTCTGCTTCGATTACACTAATGCCTAACTTTTTATAGGCTTCTATTCTTTTCAGTTTGCATCCAGTTTGAGTTCTGCCTTCTACAACTGAAAAGACGCAATTTTTACAGGTTGTGTGTAGTACCTGATTTTCTTCTTCGATTTGTCCTTGTTCAAATGAAGCTATATCGGATGCTTGAGTCATGGTCTTTGGGCCTCTATTGTTAGTCTAATACCATTTAATCTTTTTTTAATTATTTTAAAACCGCCGGAAGCAAGAATATTAGCTAATTCCTCTAAAGTGTAACTGCTCATTTTTACATCCCAAGGATGAGAAAAATTTCCATGCACAGCCTTGTTAAAAAAGTCAGAGTCTATTTCTTTCCTGTAGAAAGATCTTGCCACTTCGTAAGAGTCTATTTCCGACACTATTATAGTACCATTGTGGCGTATTTTTTTCATATACCCCTTTAACACTCTAATCGCTTCATCTTTTTCTAAAAAACCTAATATATGATCGGATATGAGTTCTTTACAAGAAGCGTTTTCTACGACTTCGTCGATATTTCTAATATCTACAGCAACGTCGTCAAACTTAGTAATAGGATCTATATTGAGATATCCGTTTAGTTTGTTTTCTTCGCCTACTGTTATTCTTACTTTCATCCCACAAAAACCTTTTTAGAAGCAGTGTTTAATATAAAGTCCCACTTTGAAGCAAATCGTTCTACAGAAAACCTATCTACTATAGTCTTTCTCGCTGCTTTTCCCATTTTTTCAGCAAGATCTTCATCGTTTAGAAGCATGACTAAATATTCTTTGAGTTCATCCATATCATTACTGATAAAACCATTTACTCCGTTTTCCACTATTTCAGGAATCATACATGTGGCAGTAGTCACAATAGCACAACCACAAGACATAGCCTCTAGCAGTGCTGTTGGAACCGGAGAAATAGTAGAAGTGTTGAGAAAAATTCTGCTGTTTTGGTAGGAGGCGACAAGCTCTTCCGTAGAAGACGCTGGCTCTGACAAGCCCGGAGTGTCGCCTACCACCTTAAAGGGAAGCCCCTTTATGACGTTTTGCCAAATACCAAAACCACAGCACCAGTCTCTATTAATCCAGTCGTTCACCACAGATAGGATATGGTCTTCTCTCTCTACTTCATTATTCGGTTTAAACAAATCGGTATCAACACCATGCGTTATTACCAATGTATCTTTGCCTTCTTGCCATCCCCAAGCATCTATACTGTATCTAGATATGAATAGATTTAGATGACCTCTCATTTGTCTTGTAGATTCTAATACGTCTTCGCCCCAAGTTGGGATTGGAAGTGTGTGTTCAAGGCTTACAAGAGGCAGATGTAACATTCCAGCTAATTTTTTAGCTATTTGAAATTGTCCAAATTTATTTTGAGACAAAACAAGATCGAAGTCTACATATTCTGGTATTTGTTCTTCGCCTAAATCTGGATCTAATAAGAAATAATTGTCAGGTATATCAGCATAATTAGTATTCCAATCTTTTATACCCTGCGCCCTATACGCATAGAAGTTATGTCCGCATTTAGCGAGCATACTTTCATATCTCTCATGCGTGGGAAATGTAAGTATGTTGAGAGGTTCTTTTATCTTTCTGGTCGCAGCTCTTGTGATGGAAGTAACAGGACTAATCATCATTGCTCTCCTCTATTAACTTCTTCATCAATGCTCCAATCTTAGGGTATGAATAATCATAAGCGTTTTTAGCACCCAAGTTTCGCATTTCTTCTAAAGATTCTCTATTCTCATACACATGCCGCATGACTTTCTTTAACTCACTAATGTCTATAGAACACCATTCTTCTTCTGCGGTAAATAAGTACGGAAACGTATTCAACATGCCGTACACAGGTTCTTGTCTTCCTTCTATTAGAAATCCTGCGTTACCAATAAAATCAGACATCCCTCCAATGTTTGTGCATATTGGGGTTTTTCCAAATCCCATAGCGTCAAAACAAGGTATAGACCAAGCCTCTCCATAACTTGGCATTACAAAACAGTCACAGCTTGCATGAAGTCTCATCATGTCTACTTCGCTTAGTCTGTCTGTAATTATTAAATCTTCTTTGTAGTCATTAAGATTAGAGTATAGTTTCAGACCAACCTTAACTTCATTGCATACATCTCGAACTTCAGATGCGCACTGTTCTGGTGATACTCCATGCTTACTTGTTTTGATAACTATTGAAACATTATCAGATTTTCTAAACTCAGAGTGAAAAGCTTTTAAAAATGCTCTTAGATTTTTTCTTTCGTTTAGTTCACCAATAAAATAAAATTTGAAAGTGTCGTTGTCTAGAAATTCTATTTTGCTGTAATTAGTATCAAATTTTCCAAAGTTAGTTGCGTGCGGGACAACCTTTATGGGTATTTCTACGCCGCTATTTCTTGAGGCTTCAACCATTTGATTGTTGATGACCCAAGCCTCATCCATAAAATTAATTCTTCTAGACCAGCCAGATTTTTTGAAATTGCTTGTTTCTGTAGCGTATAAAGCTATATTCTTTTTAAATCTAGGATTGTGATCCATCATATGAGGAAGAACATGTTGAATACAAATATCACAACCACTGGAATCTCTATTTTCGAGTTGAGCTATTCTAGGGTGAAGTTCAACTAGATTAGAGTTCAATTTTACTGGACGAGGCACTACTTGTATGCCAATACTATCTAATGACAATATGTAGTCAGTAGCCGCTTGACCCCAACCAGTACCATCTCTATAACAGCCTATGTATAAGACTTTCATTGAAGTTTGCTCCTAGCTGCTTCCCATTGATTGCGCCGATTGCATAATCCTACCATCATGTTGTAAGCTTCTTGCTTTTCAAACTTTTCATACACGGGCTTTATAAACTTATAAGAATCCTCGTTCAAATACATCTCTCCTGTACCTTGAATGTACATTCCATAATTTAAGTCTCTTAACAGTCTGGACTCAAAATATGTATTCAATCTTTCTGGCTCGCCTAAGACATCTGTTATAAGCCACTTAGCAAATTGTGCTGGCGAAAGGTTTTGAGGTATTGTGGCCGAAGGCTGGTGTATTTTTGGGGGAGACTTCCATGTTTGTTCAATAGGTTTGATTTCTACTGAATCAAAATAGTCTTCCCATTTTTTGGCAGTCTTGTCCCACTGGTAATATTTTTCAAAGTTCAGTCTAGTATTTTTTGACAACGTTTGTTGCTCTGCATCCGTCATGTCAAAAAACTTTTGCATTTGTTCAGCCGCATGGTCGTTATCTGGAACGGCTCTATTGCAACCAGTTTCAACCTCGTTGTAAAGAGCTTTAGGCTTTACTGGAAAGCCGTCTAACTTTCTTACAACACTACTCATGGCTGAGTAGTCAACGCTCATCACGGGAACTCCACAGGCCGCAGCTTCGACTTGAGGAAGACCGAACCCTTCGCTATTTGCGTATTGGACGTACAAGTCAAATAGGTTCATTATGCTTGATAAGTATTCGTAAGATGCTCCCTTTTGCACGCTTGAAAGGCCAGCTGCAAATTGTCCGCATTTTGGACATTTTCTTCTTGCGTCTGAGAAGAACGACGGAAAAGTATGTCCGCAGTTGTTACAAACGTAAGTGAACAAGACTTTTGATGAAAGCTTATGTTTCAAAAGCAGTTTTGGTATATCCCATCCCAAATCAGGATAACTTGTGTGACAATAAAGCAGAACATCTGTTCTTCCAGAGTTGTCTAGAAATTTTCTAAACGCTTCAAACAAATCTGGAAACAGCTTTCTTCTTTGGTTCCTCATCACAGTACCAATTATCTTGGTGTCTTCTGTGAATCCCATAGATTCTTTATGTTCGACCTTGTTCTCTACTGGTTGATAAGCAGAGTCAGCAGAAGGAGGCGCTGATCCTAAACAGTTTATTTTTCCATTCGACTCTTTGTCTATTACATCCCAACCCCAATCTGAATAATTGAATACAGCATCGGCACTTATAAAAGTATCCAGCCATTGCTCGTTTTGTGGAGCTGCATCAACAGTTGGCATAATAGTCCAATTAAAGTAATTTCTAAATGGAGACCTATTTTGGTAGTCAAACATCCAAAAGTCCCTGATGTCAAAAACAATATCAGGAAGGAAATCTAACAAGACAGCCTCAAACCTCCATTCACCAAATTGATTTGTTGGTATAGACTCATACTCTTCCATTTGAGCCTTGTCGTTAGGGTCTGGCATATTGCCATAGAAAGTCCACGGAATGGTAGAGCATCTAGGATCTTTTTCTGAACCATAACTAGCAAATTCTGCTATCTCATATTTGCCAGTAGAATGAAGTCTCTTGAGAACTTCTCTACCATAGGTAGCATATCCAGTATTTAGATATGTAGCCTCTCCGCAAAAAAGTATTCTCTTCTTTCTCATTTATTATGCTCTTTTACTTTTGCTGAAATATTTTTTATCTTGTTAGAAAGTACATACTTTGAGCAACTCAAAAAACTACATATTTCTTTGTTAGTATAATTTTGCAGCTTTAATTCTATTATAAACCTGTCTTCCTCTGTAAGTGAATTAGGAAGCCAGTCTTTTGGTAAAGGTTCTTTGTTTTTGTCTTTTACAAAGATTTCAATGTTTTCTGTGTCAAAGACTATATTGTTAAAGCTTTTCTTTTTTATTTTTCTATCAAAAGTCACCATTTCGTTGCGTATACAAACTGTTGCAAAGGTGCTAAACTTTGATTTATCGCTATTGTAGTTTCTTATGGCTTTGAGCAGCCCTATTAGACCGGCTTGAATATAGTCATCAAAGTATGAGCTATAAAAAAAAGAAAGAGCCTGAGACACAACTAATCCATAATTTTCATGAACTAGCTCTTCTTCAAGCTCTTCTTGCGTTTTTAGTTTTTCTTTTTCAGCTTTTTTCAGTTTCTTGTTTTTGCTGATTTCCAAAGAGTTTGAATTCCTTAACTCTGAATTTTGTTGAGAATCTTTTTTTACCATCCTTATCTGTCCAAGAATTGTTTCTAGCAGATGCTACCAAATCAATTATGTCACCTTTGTTACAGTGTTTTTGAATAGTTGATCCGCCAGAATCCCATGCTTCAAAGTCAAAAAAGTTAACATTCTTTTTTTTGTTGCCATCTTTTTCTCTTCTATACTCAGTGACAGCTAACGTAAAAGTGCAAAGCTCTGTGTTATCGAATTTTACAGTCTTTGGGTCTTGAACTAACCGTCCTATGAAGCGGCAATAATTAGAAATTGTATTCATGCTTTCCCTCTAAATTGCAATACGATACAAATATCATACTGCTCTTTTTGATTTTCGTCAACTTAATTCTATGACACTATTGACAATGAAGCCATCGTCAATTTGTCGTCTTTTGTCTTTTGATGATGTACCAGAAATTATAACATTATTACCAGTATATAGTATGCCTTTGTTTTCTTCCCACTGTTGAGAAAATACGGTTACTGTGTCTAAAGTTCCAGTGGTGTCTTCTACACAAAGAAACGCCATTTCAGAACCTTTCATCTTGCCGTTTTTAGTTACCCACTTCTTAACATCAGAAATAGTCACAGCCATCTTAATGTCGCCTCGTTTGCCATCTAAAAACTCTTTAATCGTAGTATTGGCTAGGTTCGTGTTACAGGCTTCAATCCTAGAGTATGTTAAAGCTACTCCTAAGTACCTTTCTTCTTCTTGTATAACCCACCGCCTAGAGTCAGACATTGGACTTGATGGATTCTGCATTTCATTCAAAAGATCACGCAGCATGTCAGAGCGTTTTTTATTGAACGTAGCTCCGCCTTCTTTTTTGACGGGAACCATTTTGCTTAATATCTTTTCAATACAAGTAAATTTGGAATGGTTTTCGACCGCCCATTCTTGTTCTTTTTTAGTAAGTTGACTCCAAGTATGGAACCTGTCCAACATTTCTGTTCTAGTCTCCGGCAAATGCGAAAAGAATCCAATCGAGCATAAAGCGATCACCACCGGCCTATTGACCTTTTGCGAAGCCAAGACCAAAAAATCATACCAAGACCATTCAATAAACGGCTTGTTTATCTTCTCTTCCACTTCTTTGATTACTGATTTGAATTTTTCTATATGCTTTACGCCAATAGACTTAACATTAGACATACCGAAGTGGATACGACCATCAATTATGTCAGTCTTAACATTCAAGCTCTTTATTGATGGAGGACTGATATAGATTTCGTTATTCTTTGCGTCGTTGACAAGCTCTCTGACTTCTTGGTGAGGGTCTGGCTTGCCTGAAGAATAGATCAAATAATTACAGTAAAATTCCAGTTGATGATGAGCCTTGCAAAAAGCGCTCCAATAAGCACATACTGCATACGAGACCGCATGAGATTTGTTAAATGCGTAACGACTGGACTTCTCAATCCAACTGAAGATTTCCTCAGCAGTGTCTTTATCAACAATCCCCTCTTTAATAGCCCCAGCTAGAAATGCCTTTTTGACTTTTGCCATTAGGTCGGCTTTTTTCTTACCGATTGCTTTACGAAGATTATCTGCCTCTTGAAGATCAAAACCAGCAAGCATTTGAGCAATCTGCATAGACTGTTCTTGATACACAAGAACCCCTTGGGTTGTTTTGAGTATAGGCTCTAAAGATGAGTGTGGATAAGTAATCTTTTCAGACCCATTTTTCCTGTCAACAAACCTTTGGGTCATTGACTTGCCATCTTGTATAGCTTTCAATGTTCCGGGTCTTATTATTGATAGTAGGGCTGCTAGTTCTTCGATGTCTCTTGGCTTGACTCTTTTTGCCCAAGATTTACCCAAGTTGCTTTCCAGTTGGAAAACACCTTTAGTTTTTCCTGAGCATATTAAGTCCCAAGTGGCTTGGTCAGCGAAGCTATCATCTTCAATTAAATTAAAAGTCTCGGCCATCTGCAAAGGCTTTCTCAAATTTTACTTTTGGTGCAATTTTTCGGTGGAACTTCATGAAGGATATCATCATCAAAGCTGTATCCTTAACGTCCTGCAAAGCGTCATGCGCATTTTCTTTAGACATGCCTAGTAAATCACGCATCGAATCCATGCTCAAAGATTTAACATCGGCATTATTCTCCATCCACATCCAAACAATATCAAGCATATCAACTTTGTGAATTTTATTAAAGAGTGTTTGCTGACCAGTTTTCTTGTCAACCGGCCCATATTTTTCACACATCCTTTGTACTATCGGCAGATCAAAGCCAATTATGTTGTACCCAGCGGCGATTGGGGCATAATAAGGTGTTTTTTTGAAATTGTATCTGTTTACAAAGTTCGCAAACTTATCCCAAACCACTTTTGGTTGAGGGGCTTTAGCAAGCTCTTCTCTAGTCTTTCCATTTACAGCCAAGGCTTCGTCTTCAATAGGATCTAGTCCTAGCTTTATGGCCTCTTCATCGTCCAACACCGGCCTAATAAGGCTATTAAACTCTCCATCAGGCTGAATGGTTAGCTTTCTTCCGTGAATCGCTACAGCTGCGATCTGGACTGGTTGTGTCTTGTGCGGATTCCTAGAACCTGTTTCAAAATCAAAAACAATAATGTCTTTGTAATTCATCTTATTTTCCTCTTAATCTCAAAAAATTTATCCAATGCTTCTTCAATATCTTCAAAAAGTCCGCTGAAACGATATGAGTGGACTTGGTATCTTACCTTCCGGTTCATTGGCTGGTAGAAATCATTTATTTTGCAAATGGAAAGACCTTTGTATTCTTCGTACCTTCCGTTTTGAATTTTGTCCCGAATTTTATCTTTCCAAGTTTTCTTGGTCATCGTCCTCCTCCAATTTATCTCTGATCCCCATGATTTTGTCCATTAGGGAAATTCCTAAAATGTCAAACTTTACATGCCCCATTGCTTCTAGGTCGTTCATTTCAAGCCCTGCTATCTTCTCAGCGCCTTTCTTATCTCTAACCATTGGGCAAACTTCATCTAGTTTGTGGGAAGAGATCACGACTCCAGCAGCGTGTTTTCCTTGTGATTTAAATGTACCTTCTATACGCATGGCCTGCGCGAATAATTTGGCATAGTCGCCTTCAAGATTGCCATCGTCATTTAATCGGCAATAATCCTTGAGTGAATCCGGCTGATTCATCAACGTCCATTGAATTACAGACGGTTCATCCATTTCAGCTAATTGATCAGATACTTCATGTTCATGAGGAAGACTCTTGGTAATAGCGTTCATTTCGTCATAACTACAAGCATCATTCATTCTAAGAACTTCTTTTAACGCGCTTCTACCTTGAAGCCTTCCAAACGTAACCATTTGACCAACACGATCATTTCCATATTTGGTTCTAATATAGTCTATAGTTTCGTCTCGTTTAGTAGCTGGAACGTCAATATCAATATCTGGAAGTGACACATATCCACCTGTATTTCTTCCTGCGTTATAGAAACGTTCAAAGATTAAACCGTATCTAATAGGGTCTAATTGTGTAATACCAACAAGATAAGAAACTAAGCATCCAGCAGCAGAACCTCTTCCCGGACCGGGTATATGATTTTTAGATCTGACACTGTTGACTATATCTCTAACAATAAGGAAGTAGCCAGACAGTTTGGCGCCGCTTATGACATCAAGTTCTTTCTTAATTCTTTCAGTGTATTCTTGCTTTTGATTTTCTGTCAAAATTCCAGACAGCTTATCACGCCAACCGTCACGGCATAGTTGCCTTAAATGGTCTTCTTCTGATTTACTCTCAGGACATTCAAATTCTGGAAGCATAGGTTGGCCGAGTATGTCGTAGTCTTCGCACATGCTCGCTATTTCCATAGAAGTGTCAATCTCTTTCGACGAATTGACTGATTGTATTTCTTCTAATGTTGGAATGTGAAAATTTGTTGATTTCATAAAGCCAGAAAATGCCACATCTTCATTGGCTTGAATTTTCTTTTTCACGCCCCTAAGAGTTGTTCTCATCGCTGAGCAGAGAAGTAGAAGCTGATCTCCTGCGTCTTTTTGTTCAGGATAGTGAGAATCAGCGGTAGCTACAGTTCTAAAGTCATATTTATTCGCTACGTATCTCATTCCCTCAGCGACCATCTTAGCCGCAATGGAATTCTCTTGATCTATTGATTGCACTTCAAGAAAGAAATTATCTTTACCAAATATATCTCGATACCTATGAGCTAACTTGGAAACCCTCTCAGGCCAGTCAGCATGAGCATACCTTTTGAACTCATCTAAAGTTGTAGCCCGATAACCAGATTTAATATCAGTGAAAATCACATTTGCTAAATCACTTCCAAGATGACCGCTAAAAGCTATCAAGTTTCCATCTGTATATTGACCTAGAGTATCAAGATCAAGACGAGGCTTATAATAAAAATTTTCTTCGTCATTACTTCTTGAAGTCGCCTGTATGAGCTGACCCCAACCTTTCTTATTCTTTGCAATAACACAAAGATGACTTAGTTTTCTATTTTCTTCAGACTTAACTGTGCAATCTTGCTGGCTTAGGTAGAACTCACAACCGAGTATTGGTTTGATATTCTTTTGCCTCATTGCTTTAGAAAATGCAACAGCGCCAGAGATCGTCCCGTGATCCGTCAGAGCGCAAGATTCAAAACCAAGGCTCGCACACCGAGAAGCTATCTGAGAAGGCTTTGAGAGGCCATCTAGGAGGCTGTAATGGCTATGCAGGTGTAAAGGTGTCCAATTCATTTTTTGCTATCGCTATCGTCTGCCAATCTTCCGCCGCCATCTCCATACGTGGCGATCTTATCAATTTTGCCGTATTCTTCAACTACTTTGACTACACCCTTTTCTTTGACTTCGTCTCGTATATGTTGGCATATACTTTTTCCGCTATCTTCATACTCGCTACTAAATAGGCATAGCTTTTGACACTTCCAATGAGCATGTTCGTTTGATAATAGTCTTGGCTGCTGTATGCTTCTTATTTGTTCAAATTTTTTACGAAGGATAGACTCTGCTAATTGATAGTCTTCTTCGTCAAAGACCATTGAGAATAAGCCTCCACTGTTTATATAGTATATGCTTACTGAAAATTCCCTTTCAGGATACATATTTTTAAGAGCGTAATAGTAAAGTAATAATTGTGTATCCTTTTGTAACTTCTCGTAAGTTTTTTCTTCGCCTGTTGCCCAATCTATTCTCTTTCCAGTTTTATAATCAAGTATTTCAAAGAAGCCATTACCCTGATCTAATATAAGGTCAACAGTTCCCTTGATAGATAAATAACCTTCGATTGTTTGGTCTTCAAACTCATATTTATATTTAGCCCAAGGTTTCTTTATTTCAAAATCAAAAAAGAGTTCAGTAGCGAATACATCTTGGTTTCTAGGATCTAGCATCCCATCCTTAAAAGCTACCGCTTTTTCAGCCCAGCGAAGGCATTGCCTTCTTTCTTTGTCACCAATCTTTACTTCTGGAAAGGCGTTAGTGTAATAGTCAAACGCTATATTGTTGAGAAGTTCAAGGTCGTCACATTCTTCTAGCGTTAGATTCCTTCCTGTTTCTTCATCTTCTACGATTTCAAGACCTTTGTTCATTGCAACTTTCTTGTCTCCAAGAGTCTGCATCACCTTATGGGTAATCGTACCCATTAAGGCTTTTGGATTGGTCTTGTCTTTAAACGAAAGGTTATACTGCAAAAAGTATTTTTGCTGACAGAACTCTAATGTTCCAAGACTACTGCTCCTGTGGTAACAAACTATCATCTAATGGTTCCAAGTCTTTTATATGAAGATTATACATGTCTGTGTGTGCTGTAAAATCATTACTAGCATCATGGTCACCTTTTTGCACTAGCCAAGCTTCTGCAAAATAGTCTTCGGGTTTCATCTGTCCTAAAATTTCAATATTTTCTATACCATAGTATAGCTTCTTGCCATCAGGATCTGTTTTGACTTTGTTAAACTGAATACTTACAAAAATATATAGATCTGGTCTCTGATGCACGCTAGTCTTGGCAACTGACACTTCGTAGTGATCTCGATCATTTCCGTCTCTATCAATACAAGAGACAGTTCTTCTTTTTGTTTTGATTTCTATCCTACGATCATCTTGAGTTGTGATGTCATAGTCATATTTATCAGTGCCTTTGTTACAGCTAGTTATCTTTGCGTCTATGTAAGATGCTACAGCTTCTTCACCCAAATATCCTGCAACATTTCCGCCGCCTTTTAATATCGAGTTTTTTATTTGGCCTAATTTCTCAGCTTTTTTTCGAGCGCGATCTACTTTTTTAGAACCCCAGTGTTTACAGTTCAATCTTATGATTTTGTTTGTAGCCATTGCCACTCCCTTAGCACGTTCATCAATTCTATGTTAGTTTGGTCAATATCTAATTCTTCGTTGTTTACAACACGATCAAAACCGTCATAATCGTCCAGAGCTGTTTCGCTAGGATGACAATCTTCGTGTGGCTTCCGTGTTAACCTGATTACCTTGCCGCCAGCTTTTTGAATTTCTTCCACTTCGTTTGGAAATCTGACATCAGGTATGATTGCTAGATCAGTCCCACTAGAAAGTATCCTACGGATACAAGAACTTGTCCAGATGTCATCTTTTATTTTTCGGCAAATATCAGTGCCAAAATGCTGTAAAAATTCTCTAGCGGTCATAAACCCAGACTTATCTCCTGCGTCCGGCATGTTTTCCCACTTAACATTAATGGGTGTGTTTTTATCCTCGTCAGAGCCAAAGCATTGTTCATCTGACAACCCAAATAATTGTATTGAGATTGATTTCAGAGGGTCGGCAAAACTAAAAGAGCGAACAAAAGGCCAGACAGTTCGACTGGCGTACTCAATAAATTCTTCATCTCTACGTTCAATGTCCAAGAATCCAAAACCTTCTACTTCTTCTCCTCGTTCATTTAACTGGGTAGCATTGACTATTAAATTTCCATCTTCGTCCATTAAGAATTTCTCAACTACGTCATTGAATCGTAATTGATAGCCATGCAAAAATTTTGCACATGTGCTTTTACCGCTTTGTTTATGACCAGATAGTCCAAGTATATTAGTCATTAAATGAGTCCTTCAAGATTAGGTTTTATTTGTTCGTTGATTTCTTGGATTGTCATATCGCCAATGTCGTTACTGCTTGTTTCGATATTGATAATATTGAATATATCACTACAGGTTGTGTTGATTTTTTCTCTAGCGATGATTCCTGCTGGATCGTTATCAAGTATAACGACTAGGTTAACTATACATGCAGTTCTCAATGTGAATAACTGAGCAGCTGATAAGCTAGTTCCAAACAGCCCAACTGCATTTTTGATACCAGCTTCCCACAACCTCCATACGTCGCCTTGACCCTCAACTAAAACTACTGTCTTTGTTCTTATTATATCTTCTTTGTTCTGATAAAACCCATAAAGATATTGACTCTTAGCAAACCCATAATTGTTTTTCCATTTTGGAACTCCCCTTTCGTCATAATCATCACCATTCCATCTTCCTAAAAAACCTACCATCAAAGGTTCATCATCGTCATACACAGGTACAATCGAGCGTCCTTTCATGGTGCTTTTAGGATGATTAGATATCCCTATGTCGAAATAGTCTAAGACCTTTTCTGAGTACCCTCTGCCAACAAAATATTTTGAAGGCATCTTTAAGCTCTTTCTAACCAGCTCTCTATGATTTGCTTGTTTGAGCCTTTCTTCTTTTTTTTCTTTTATCCTGTTAATCTTTTCTTGTTCGCTAAGAGCTTTGAACTTAGTTGCATTTTTTCTTAGGTAGTCTTCGTCCAAGTCTACAAGTTTCAAACATACTTCAAAAGCTTTATTGAAGCCAACATCATGACCAGCATCATATGATAATTTTCCTCTGACCAATCCAATCATTGAATTCCTATAAACTTCGTGACACTTGTGACCAGTCTCTTTGTTTCCAGTCCAACAAGTATAAGTACCAAAGTAAGGGCTGTCTGGATCTAAAACCACTGAACAACCTTGAGGATTATCACCTCCATGAATTGGGCAAGGCAAATGCCCAGTCTCAGAGATGAATATTCCAATAGGGTGCAACTTTTCCGGTTTAAGAGCTAATTCGTCAGACAGTCTTTTTAACTGTTCATTAGTTCTCTTTTTTGCCATCAAAACGGTTTTCCTTCGTCTTCAATTTCTTTTTCTGGCTTGAACTCTTGTTGTTCATCGCCAACTGTATTTTCAAATCCCTCTTTTTGTTTTTTAGTGGCTAGGACTAATTCATTTTTAGTCAGCCCCTCTTCAACTCTAGAGTAATCCCCAAAAAGGTTTACATTGATGTAATCAAAGTCTTCCAGTCCACCACCATACCTTGAAGCAACTGGTATTAACTTTCTGTTTCCACTAGCGCCTGCATCTTCAGCCATTTCGTCAGATGATTTTTTCTTGAAGATTGTAATACTACTCGCAAACCATGAGAGCCTATCTGATTGACTAATAGTCTCTAGAGTTTCTTTAGTCTCGCCATCTCTATTGGTTTGAACAAAGCTCAAGCAAGGAAAATTGTATTCAATCGTAAGGTTAACCATATCTTGCATTTGGTAGCCAAGAGCTTGAAACTCTTTTAGATTGTCCATGTCTGAAGAAGTGGTGAGTTTGAAGTAATCGTATATAACTAAGCAAGGATTTGTTTCACCTTGTTCGTTAAAGCCGACATCTTTGATGATCCATCTTCTTATCAAAGACTCTGTTTCTTCAAACTTTTTTCCGGCAATATTCTTAAAGTGATAAGGCATGTCCTTTATTTTGAGACCTGCTTTATCAATTCTTTCATTCATACCTTGAGACTCATTAAACTTGGAGTTTTCAATATCCTTAGTTTTAATGTTACTCAAGCTTGCAAGCATTCTTCTTTGGTGGTCTTTTTTCTGCATCTCAGTATCTAAGTACAGTACTGGTATTTTTAGCACTCCAGCTACATGCAAAGCTACTGCGTCAGCAAACATACTCTTACCAACTTTTGTCCTTGCGGCTATCAAGTCAACATTACCAGTGCGAAAACCACCGCCAATGGCATCATCAAATCTAGTGAAGCCACTACTGATACCAATCATTTCAGACGGATTGTCTCTTAGATGCTGGATATGTTCCATAACATCATCACCAATTAGCTCTGGTTTTGAATCTAGTTTATCATCGAGCTTATCGGAAATTGAAAAAGCTTCACGCTCAACAAGTCCAACTATCTCACTAACAGATTCTTTTCCCTCGATAGATTTTAGCTTTCTTTGCATTTCAATAGTGGCAGCGTATGCTTGCCTAGCGGCTTCAAACTTAAAAACTCTAGCCGCTGCCAGCTTTGTATTCTTAGGGGTTATTTCCGTATTCCGTAGTTTGTTGTACTTTTCCTTTGGTACATACTTGCTAAACATCTCAAGAGATGGAGTATTTGTACACAGAGTTGGATAGTCAACCGCTTCAGATGAATCAAACAGCCTCTCTAATGTTGTCCATAATATGATATTATCTTCCTCTGTAAAAGATGTCACATTGACAACATGCTTTATATCGTAATATACTTCTTCGCCATGCTGAATTACTCCAGCCAAAACAGACTTTTCTGCTACTAAATCTTTTAAATCTTGCATTAACCTACACACTTTCCGCAACGATGATAGCTACCAGTTTTATATTTTGGGTTTATCTTTTCCTTAGCTCCACATGCGTTGCAAACAACTTCAATCATTTGTACTGGGCTTCGTCTTGGGGTTGGTGCAACATTTGGAGTATCAAACTCTTGCCCCTGTGCCTCAGATCCATCGTCCACAAATTGATTTGCACCTACTTGTATTGATTCTTTTTTTCCAAACTTACCAATCGGGAGTTCATCTCTTTGAACTGTAAAGTCTAACTCCGACGACCGCACCGGCACTTGTGGCCTCCGCACTTCTTCTGATTGGTCGCTGGTGCTTTCTTCTCTTGAGGTTGCTGGTTCTGCTCCTCTGGCTGAGGAGAGGTTTTCTCCTGTGAGCGCTTCATAACCTTGAATAACTTTTTTAAAATCATTTTCTAAAATTCCATTCTTTATAAGTTCTAGTGGTGACATTTTATCCTCTACTATATTTCTTTCTACTCAATTCAAGAAGTGTATCGGCTTGTCTTCTAACATCTCTGATGATGTCTGTAGAAGCCGTAACATTTCCTTCAACTATTCGCTTTACTCTCCAAACTTTCTGTGTAAATTCATCTTCTCTTATTACACAATTTACCTTGACTTCCCATTTCGTGAATTTGTCAAAGTGATGAGATTTACTTGCAACTATATGTGATATGAATTCATCACACCATTTAAGCCTAGCTAATTCTTTGTTGTGCTTCTTCTGTAAGAAGTTGCAGTAATTGAATATCGCATACGCTTTTTCGCAACATTCTTCCGAAGTTAAACTCTTCAACTCAAAGGAGGATAGATTCAGTATCTTCTCTACCTCTGTGTTTGGTTCTACGGAAATAACGTCCGACATGTAATTATCAATGTTTTCAATAAACTCTTCCAGTTTATCTATTGATAATTGATTCTCTCCATTCATCTTCAGTTCCTGAATAACTTAAAACGATTAAGTCTATGTCATTATTTTTGAGCCAATTTAATTTGTCACGATCTCTAGCTTTGGATTTTCTGAATCCTTGCCTGTTGCCATGAAAGTGAGCGACGAACTCAAAATGCTGCCTACCATGAACCTCTACGGCGAGAGAGTAGGAAGGTACAAAGAAATCAACATACAAAGTAGATTTCCTAGATGGCTTATGAGAGCCGGGAAGTGGAACTTCCTCAAGGATTGTATCATAAGGGAACTGTTCACGGAGTAACTTTCTTGCCAAAATATGCAATTTACTTCGAGGTCTTTTTTGATCCCCCATAACAACACATTTTGTTAGGCTCCAATTTCTTTCACGACCATCAAAACCTAACACCTTCAAAACAACATCTCCTTCAAAGACTCTTGCAGTGCAGGCCAAAGATCGTTTTGGTCTAAGAAGTCTTTTAGTCGTTGTTGTCCTTGAAACTTAACGAACTTTGTAAGCTTCTCTTCGTCTTCTGGGTCTATGCCTTCTGTTTCCAAAAGTTTTTTGATGGGTTTTGTATTGTCTAGTAAAAAGTCGCAAGTATACCAAGCTCCAGCAGCAGAGATTAAATCAAAGTCATTTGCTTGGTCAAAAAGTTCTTGCTTGTAATCAATACCAACTCCATAACGAAGCCAGCCAATAGCCTCAGCGCCTACAAAGCCACCCAAAGCAGAAGTGACAACTTTCCAATGCAAAGCCTGTCCGATCTGCCTGCCGTCAGTTTTTTCTTTCCACGCTTGAATCCAAGCAATCTCTAAAATAGTGTCTGCTTGATAGCGAACCTTTACGCCTCCATCTGCAACTTTCTTTTTACCCATACCGCCAGTGTTAGCAATGAAGTGGGTAATCATTATAATAATAGCTTTTTGTTTAGGAACTACACTACTCATCTTTTTACAGAAGTTAGAAAGTATCTTAGGAACTCCCGGTCTATAGTCGCCTCTTACTTCTTCATCTAAATCTTTCTGTGCTATAAAGCTAGATATTGAATCAATAATAACCACGCAATTAGGATGGGCTTTGACTAACTTTTCCACAGCCCCTAAATACTTTTCTGCACTAAGAGTCTCTCCCTCAGATTGAACAACGGTGATCTTGCTAGCATCTAAACCATGAACTCCTTCAAAGTTTTTTGTGCTTAGTCTGCCTTCTACATTCACATAAAAGATAGGTCTTTCGCCATATTCTTTTTTCTGACAATTCGCTGCGAATTGCAAAGCGGTTGTAGTTTTTCCAGACTTTGGATCTCCAATCATTTGAATCCAAGTTCCTTCACGAAACCCACCTCCAAGAGCATAGTCTAAAGAAGGACTAACAGGAATAACTTGCATATCGCGCAGTTCTTCAAAAACTTCAGCGCCGTTGACCAAAATGTTTCCGTACTTCTTGCTTATGTTTTTTAATGCTGCATCATTCATCTTCTAAGTTCCTTAATCTTGAAAACCGTCCTTGCTTACCAAAAGGCTTTGCTGGAGCAGACTTGGTAGAGTCTTTGTATTCTTTTTCTTTTATTTCTCGGCTATTGATATTATCTAACTTCTTCTGTTCCTGTTTTATAACAGGTTCAAGAAACGCAACGCGCAAAGAATAGACCCTTCGACATTTGTAAGTATTAAGCGCATTGATAACAGCTTTGTCACTATACTTTTTGAGAAGTTTATAAGCCATAGTGACTTGGCTTTTGAAATAGTTTTTCCACTTTTTGGTATTCCATAAAGCGTAAGCTGGCCTTCCTACATTTTCGACTTCAGCTTTTCTTATAGACACCATCTCGGCTATGAATTGAGCCGCATTACACTCTTGACCCGTCGTCTGATGCTTGTAATTTTTGTCCATCTAAAACACCCTCTTTAGCAATAATAAATTCATGAGAACCTTCTAGCTCTCTATCTTCAAATCTTTCTGGAATAAGTTCAGGGAGTCTCCAAGTTCTAACCCTGAGTTTTCCATTTTCAATAATTCCAATATTAAAAGTGTGTAAGGTGAAGTCACCAAACATCACAGCGCCTACACCCTTGCAGAAAAAATAGCCATCATAGTCTGAACCAACGTCCTCTAGATGTGATCTATTTTTGACTTTAATGTTTGTTATATGAAGACTGTTTTCTTCACAGTAAATTTTTAGTCTAGCCCAAGCACTTTCTGGTTCTGCTTCTGGCCTTCCATCGTCTTGATAAACCGTATCGCCATTAGAAAGCGTAGCAATCCAAATTGGATTGTTATCGGCGTATATATTTATATACGAATCATATTCCTTTGATACAAATACCGTCATTACTTTTTATCTGGGTTTATGATGTGTATTGCTTGTTGATGTTTTTTAGAGATGTTCACTCTGCCTTTTCGAGAATCATCCGCAACTTCAGATGCGGCCTGAGTCATGACAGTAACACCTCTGCCTTCTTTGTGACCAAACAAATCGCTAATATCGGCTTTGTCGTCTTGTGCAGAGTCAACATGACCTGTGGTCTTTTCTATATGTTTTTTTACTGCGTTTGCAGTACGGTTCAAATCAGAAGCGATTTCTTCAACTGTTTTTTCTGAGTTGTTGTCGATATAGAATTTTTCTACCTTGGTTAGCTTTCCGGTTTTTTTAGACATCAATATTACTCCTCTCAGCCCATCTCAAAAAATTGTTTTTCTTTGACTGCAAGTAGTTGATGTAGTGATGGAATGTTTCAGCGGTTACTTTTTTAAATTCCGTATTGATTGCATTTATTTTGTTTGCATCTATGCCTGATGGGTCAAACAAAGTCCCACGAAAGAATTTTACATAGTACGATTCTTTAGACTTTTGCGAAACAATATAAGCACACGATCTGTCTACTTCATCAACGACATGCGCGTTGCTATCGTAAAATGTGTGGTTCTTAGCGTCATTGCTAATAAATTCTGAAATGTCTTCCATTAGGAACCTTTTTTCTTTCTGACCTGAATAGTCATTAAGTTGTCATCCTCATCATAGTCCATATCAGTAACTTCGTAAACATGGACGGCTGGAGCAAAAAACAAATCGCCTTCGATTTCTTTGAGAAAGCTGGAACCACCGCATTTTTTAGAGTAGCAATTAACAATTATTCTATTGGATTTGTCCGAGTCTCTAACCTTAACAACTTGCAGTAAAGGCTTGCCGCAGTCTGAGCATTTAATAACATGGTCTTGCATGTCATTGATATCAATTATCTCAGGTTCTTCGCTCATTTTTTTCCATCCTTGATGTACTTAGCCTTTTGAGACTTTGACATCTTACCTATCTCATCTTTACTGGCAGATCCAGACTTTTGCCACCAATCTTTTTTGGGTTTTTGTTTTCCTTCGTTTTGATAAGCCCTTCTATCCTCTAGTTCATACCTACCCATATTCTTAGTGTTGGATTCAGCTAGTTGACCAAGAGTTGTAGGTTCGCCTTTTACAAACGCAGCAGGAGGCTGATTAATGACTATTTTAATATCTGAACTTCCACACTCGCACGGTTCGGGAGTTTGGTTGAAACCGTGGAATTGTTCAAATTCACAACCGCATTTGTTACACAAGTAATCATAAGTTGGCATTAGGAGTATTTCACCGTGTCGTCGTAAAGAGCTTCTAAGATCTTGGAAATAATCTTATTTCTAATTATATCATCTTCTGTCAATTCTGCAATACCCACGCCTTCTACAAGTTCAAGTCGATCAAGAAACTCTTCAAGACCACCTCTCTCTTTTTTGACAAGGTCTGTTTGGTCAATATCGCCATTTATGACAGCTTTTGAATCCCAGCCTATTCGTGTAATGAACATCTTTAGCTGTTCAAACGTAGCGTTCTGAGCTTCATCTAATATCATAAAGCAATTATGAAAATTTCGCCCTCGCATATATTCTAAAGGCACTACTTCAATCTTGCCTTCTTCTCTATATGCTTGAACCCTGTTAGTGTTTAACCTGTATTCCATCTCTTCTAATACAGGCACAAGATATGGGTGTATCTTTTCTTCAAAGGTTCCGGGTAAGAAGCCTAAACCTCTTCCAGATTCTATTACAGGTCTAGTTACTACAATTTTTTCCACTCTTTTATCTAGTAGATAGTCACAAGCTAGACCTACTGCGACTGCTGTTTTGCCAGTACCTGCTGGGCCTGTACAAAAAGTAACATCATTATTATTTATGATGTCAATGTATTCTGTTTGGTTTTCCGTTTTAGGCTTTAAAGCCTTCCGTCTTGTAGTATATCCTGACTCATTGTTCTTTTTTCTAGCCATACTACTTACCTGTTGAACCAAACCCTCCATCACCCCTGTTTGTTGAGTCTAGTTCTTGGACTACATGTTGTATAAAGTTTGGGGATTCTTGTATTAACATTTGTGCGATTCTATCGCCTCTTTTTATATGATACGGTTCTTTTGTCGTATTATGCAGACAAACTTTTACTTCTCCTCTATAACCACTATCTATTACTCCTGCATGTCTATGTAAACCTTTTACGCCCATTGAAGACCTATCCCATATCAGAGCTACATAGCCTTTGGGAACGGCCAAAGCAATGCCAGTAGAAATCAGTACGGTAGCTCCAGAGGGTATAGAAATTGTTTCAAAAGCGTATAAGTCCCAGCCAGCATCATCAAGATGGCCTTTAGCTGGGGGTTTAGCAGATTCGTATAGTAGTTTAGTTTCAAAGTGTTTATAACCGCAAATCATTCTTCTTCCTTTTCAAATCTTCCATTTGTCTCATACCGCCAAAGTAATTTAGACAAAGTTCCTCTGGTTATATTTTCACCTTGTTCGATATGCTTGTTCAGTTCTTTGGCAACCCATTTAAGCATGTCATTGTCTATTGTTATATTTCTGAGCATTAAAAGTCATCTTCTATATTACCGACTGCATATTCAGTAACACGGGTTTCAAAAAAGTTCTTGCACTTTTCTAAGTCAATTATTTCACTCAGCCAAGGGAATGGATTTTTAGTATCTTCATAAGGGCTTGGAAGACTTAAGTCCTCCAGTCTACGATTGGCTATGTATTGGACATAATCAATAAACATATCTGAGTTAAGTCCAAGAATACCATTTGGCAAAACATCTCTCGCGTAAGAAAGTTCAAGCTCCATAGCCTTGTCTATATGTTCTAGAGTTTCTTTTTCAAAAGCTTTAGTCCAAACTTTAGGATTGTCTTCTCTGATTCTATTAATCAGTGTAGTTCCAAATTTTATATGAAGACTTTCATCTCGCAAAGTATATTGGATTTGCTCACCTATTCCCGGTAGCTTATTCTGTCTATTAAAAGAAAGTAGCATTGCAAAACCAGAGAAGAAAAAGATACCTTCGCAGATCACATAGTATGTAATTATATTGCGAAGAAATTCTCTTTTTCCTTCTAGGGTATTAATATTGAAATCTGGCCTATTAATGTCTGTGCAGATATTCATCAGAAACTGATCCTTAGATTTGATACTAGGGATTGAGTTATAAGCTTGATATACTTCTTCTATCTTTAACCCAAGAGAGTCACAGCAATAGACTACTGTAAGATTATGTAGGCTCTCTTCGTATGCTTGCCTTAGAATGTATTGGCGACATTCAGGATCAGTAACATATTTGAAAATGCTAAGCAGAAGGTTGTTTGCAACTAAAGATTCTGAACCCGCAAAAAACCCAAGAGACCTTTTGACGACTAGCTTTTCGTCATTAGTCAATGAGTCTGATCTCCATTGCTCAATATCTTTTGCCATTGAAATTTCTGTTGGCATCCAATTATTCGCAGCCCCGTCAATAAACAAATCCCACGCCCATTTATTAGTATGTGGAAGTATTTGATTGACTACTGCAACTTTGTCCGAAATAATTTCCTTAGTCTTTTTCATTTTCTAATCTTTCAATGATTTTTTGAAGAAGGTCTTTTACCTTTTCTGCTTCCTCTAGTCTTAGTTCTAGAGAGTATCTTGTTGGAGATGTGTTAGATTGTTTTATTTCTATAAATCTCATTGACAGCTTTCACAGTCTGGGTCTTCTAAAGAACAAGCCTTTACTTGACTTAAATCTTCTTCAGGTACTTCTTCTTTTGCAACTGCAACAGTAGACTTCTCAAGTCTAGTTGCGGCTTTACTTCTTAAATAATATGTAGTCTTCAAGCCTTGTTCCCAAGCGTGCATATACATGTCGTTGAGATATTTGAGGCTTGTGCCTTTGTTGTATAGATTGAGGGACTCTCCCATATCAATCCATTTTTGTCTTTCAGCCGCAGCGTCTACCAATATGTTTGCTTCGATATCAAAAGCGGTTTTAAATTCTCGTTGTATTTCTTCATCTAGATTAATGGACATGACATCTCCATCGGCGGCTTTTAGCGCTTCGATGAGATCTTTTCCCCATATTCCATTTTTCTTGGCGACTTCTACAAAATGCTCATTAATCATTGTGAACTCTCCGCTTAATGTTGAGTAGACAAAAAGCACGGAATAATCAGGTTCAATAGACTGTGAGCATCCTTGTATGTAAGAAATTGTTGCAGTAGGAGCGATAGCCATAACATTTGAATTTCTCATTCCATATTCAGCTATATGACTTCTAACTTTGTTCCAGTCCATTTTTTCAAAGTCAGAAGGTTTGTAATGATTATCATTACCACTCTTTAAGTGTTCTGGATATCTCTCGTTCATCAATCGACAATAAGTGTCGATAGGCAAATTACCAAAGCTCCACTCAGAACCTTCATAAGATTCGTAGTGTCCTCGCTCCTTCGCTAGCTTAGAAGAAGTAAGAATAGCATGGTAAGAGATGAATTCTTGTATCTTGCCACAGAGAACAACAGCATCTTGGGAATTGTAAACAACCCCTAGCTTATGTAGCAAGCCGTGAGTACCCATAATACCTAAACCAATAGGACGATTTCGTAGATTAGACTTGGCCGCTTCTTTAGTTGGATAAAAATTGAGGTCAATCACATTATCCAAACCTCTGATTGCCACCTCCACTGTTTGCTGTAATTTCTTCCAGTCAATACTGCGAACCTTAACATGGTTTTCAAGATTGATAGAAGCTAAGTTACAAACAGCAGTCTCTCCTACTTCAACAACTTCACCATCTTCATACACTGTTGGTTTTGTATGAAGAAGTATTTCTGTACATAGATTGGAAGAATGAACTACACCTTCATGCTTATTGCTATAACGAATGTTAGAAGGGTCTTTAAAAGTAATCCACGGATGTCCTGTCTCGTAGAGAGATTTCAACATTTTCTTCCATAGGTCTTTGGCGTTTATAACACGGAAGTTTTTGATCTCTCCGTCTTTCGCCAATTTTTTGTACTTCTTGTACGCTCTAGTAAATTTGCCACCGTATGTTTCATGCAAGTCAGGACACTCAGATGGGTCAAATAAATACCAATCTCTTCCTTTTTGTGCAGAAATCATAAATTCATCGCAAACCCACAAGGCTGTATTCATGTCATGACATCTTCTACGGTCATCTCCAGTGTTCTTTCGTAGGTCTAGAAAATCTTCTACGTCAAGATGCCAAACCTCTAGGTAGGCACAGCCAGCACCTTTTCGTTTACCACCTTGATTTACACCAACGAGTGTATCATTAAAAATCTTTAACCAAGGAATTAACCCAGACGACTGGCCATTCGTTCCTTTGATATAAGATCCAGTAGAACGGACAGCACTCCAATCTACACCAAGACCTCCTGCGTATTTGGATAGTCTAGCTTGGCCATGTATAGTGCCAAAGATTCCATCAATCGAATCATCAACAGTGCTTAAATAACAAGAAGATAACTGGGAATGACAGGTTCCACTATTAAAGAGTGTTGGTGTTGATGGTGAATACCTAAATTCAGACATCATGTTGTATATCTCGATGGCTCTTTCTTCTTTGTTATCTTCCTTCAAACAAAGACCCATCGCAACTCTCATATAAAAAGCTTGAGGATTTTCCATCCTCCTGCCTTCTTTATGTATGAAGTATCTGTCATAAAGAGTTTGAATTCCAAGATACTTGAAATTTTTGTCTCTTTCTATGCGCAGATTTTCGCTAAGCATATTTAAGTCATAAGATAGCATCTCTTCACTAAGTCTATCTTCTTTTACTAGCGCTTTGATGTTTTTTATAAAGCAAGATCTATATTCTTCTTCAAAGTCACCATTTACACTCTTGCCAAACACTTCTTTGTAGAGAGAAGTTAAGAGTAAATTAGCTGCTACATAATTATAGTTTGGCTCTTGTTCTATTTTAGAGCGAGCAGACATCACGAGTGCTGAGTCTATTTCAGATGTTGTTATTTTGTTATATAGCTGAAGACTCGCATCTAATACAACTTCGCTTGCATTTACATCCTCAAGGTTTTCACAAGCTCTTTCTACGCATTTGTTAATTTTGTCTAAGTTTATATCTTCAAGACGACCGTTTCTTTTCTTAACTTTAATATCTGATGCCATATTGTTTCCTAGTTATCAAAAAAAAGAGCGACACTTGTTTACCAAACAATGTTAGAGGATAGTAAAACACGATTAAAAACTTTTTGCTTGGTGCAACAAGGCATGTTGAGCTTGTGTCGCTCTAGCTCTCTCAAGGAGGCTCTTTTATTGCCCAACAAAGTATTATACACGAATCAGAAAATGGCTTGATTTATTTTTGAAAAGTCGTGTAGTTTTGTTTGAGTAAGACCTACTTGGGGTGAACCAGACCATCTCGTTTTTTATTTCGCACCTTACGCTGCTCTTTTAAGCGTTTTTTGTCTTGCTTACTTTTTCTTCTTATCGTTTTGCCCATTTTGGTACTCTGGATGAATCCAAAAAATATCATTTTTTCGGGCGTAGGCTACCATCTTACGAAAGCCATCCGTCTCTGGCAATAGCCAAGCCCAGAAAACTTTGCCGTTTTTAACTTTTTCTGCCCCATTTTTTAGAGCCAGCTGCTCATTAAACTTCATCTAATATTTCCAATCCATGTATGGCGTGTCTGATGTCCTGTTCTAATTTTATTTCCTTTTCAAATTCCTGAGTCTCAAGGTTATAAACCAGTATCCTTGCTGGCGAAGAACCAATTACCAACCTGTTTCCATAGCGAGCTAAGCCTCTGTTCCAGTTATTAGAAGCTATGTCGTCAACGTGAAACTTTGCCTTCTTCATTCTTGGTATTTCAATAGGAATGAAAGATTCCCCATCAGATAACCCAAGAGAAGAAAATGATGTCAGATTTGAAGCGTAAAGATCGTCGTACTGATAGAAGTTGTGAACAAAACTTTTCGCTCCATTCTGAAGCGTTGGAATGTCACAAACTTTTTCTATAGTGTTGAAGTCATATAGAGGAGTTATCAAGCCGGAAAAAAGAAGTTTGTCACCAGAGACAAATATCGAGTTTATGTGATACCTGTCTTCTTCAGACCGAGTGTCTGGAGTAATCTCTTTCTTGCCGGTTAAAACCTTATAGTCCTCAACGTCCTTTCCTAATATCTCCCAAAAACCTTTTACGCTAAAATCATTAGGGTCTACCTTAACGATAGCATCGTAAGCTGTAGATGTAACCCATATATGATTATCGTAAAAAGCAATTTCATGTATGCTCTTAAAATAATCTCTATCCTGATGTGTCCGTAGTATCTCGTATGTTTTCTTGTCTAATTCAATAAAGCCAGCAGAATCAGCAACGACAATACGGTCAGGGAGAACAACAATGCCACGTAGACCTCTTTCTCCTCCACGTTCATTATCATTGACAAAATCTTTTTCATAAGGAGCATGATGAATTACTTCTTCTGTTTCGAGGTCTATTACATAAAGACCTCCATGTATATCACCTTGTTTAGCGGCTCTAACCACCGTGGTACATATAATTTTCATTCTTAAAGCGCACTATAAAATCTTGAAATGGTTTTGATACATGACTAAAGTTGAAAAAATTAAAGTCTATTATTTTGCCATTGATATATCTTTCGTTTAACTCTATATCAGATATACCTAAGTCGTTAGTTTGATCATCGGATATTCTTGTTGCGCTGTTATTTATAACACAACTATATTCTGTACATGCCATCAATGGAGGCATATTCCCTAGAAAATTGCCTATGTACAAACTTTTTTGTATGTCAGTTTCAAATGTATCCCTATCTTCAGTTTTGGATCTCTCTAAAACTTTTTTCAGTAGATTAGAGGTGTATATATGGCCGTTTATTGATATGGGCATACCAAAGTTAGTGAACGGTTTAATTTGTGCAGCGTTCCAAACTAAAAATCTATCCATCACAAACTTGCCATCTTCAGGTAGTTCTGCGAAATAGTTTTGTGCATCATAAGGATTTTGTATGACGGTGTTGTTGCCAAGCCTCAAAGAAAGACTTGCAAGACTGAACTCTAAAAATAATTCCTTTATAGTTTTATATGATGACACCCTTTCAAAAAGTATGTTTTCATCATTGAATAAGCACGATAAATATCTAGGCTCTTCTAATAAACTTAGGATGTCTTCGCAAAGGTTATCATTTTTTCTGGCGTACCACCGTACTGGAAAGTTTAGGCCAAATTTAGATTTATTGTAAAAGGCAAGTTTTGTTTTTAAATAACCCTCTTCTATGACGGTAGAGGTAGCTTCGTACAAAACATGGATATCAAATAAATTTCCTCCATATTTGTACAGGCTTTCTAGCAGCAAATGAAGTTGCGCTGGTTTATCTTTTGATATTACTACTGTTGTAATCATATTAGATGGTTTATACCCAAGCTATCTCTTGAGAATCTTCCGACGCTCATGTGAGTTCTTTGGTGTAAAACTAATTCCTTTAAACCATTGTCTATGTTCATTATTGGTTTCCATCCAAGAGTTTTATTGATTAGCTTATTAGACAGAACTGCTTTCTTAGGCAGGTAACTTTCGTGTTCGTTCCAAGTAATTCCTGTATACCCCATCAGATAGGCTATTTTTTCGTGAAGTTGTTCCAGAGTAGTTCCTACACCTGAACCAACATTAAATCCTATAGGTTCATTTTGTTTTGAAACACAAATTTCTATCGCTCTACAGACATCATTTATATGTATGAAGTCTCTAGTTAAATTTTTATCTCCACTAAGCTCTAAAGGTCTGTTCTCATCTTGTGCTAATGCTACTTGACTTATTGCTACTGGAATTATGTTTCCAGCAAGAGGGTTCCATTTGTTGCCAACGCCGTAAACGTCACTAAATATTAGATTTATTCCACACCACTCAAACTGGCTCGACATCGCGCCATTGTATTCCATCAAGATCCTTTTTGCGTGCGAGTAGAATCTTTTTGAGATATGAGCTTCTCCCATCCACATATCTTCTTCTTTGAATGGCACAGGTGATTGTGGAGAGTAGCACGACATATCCCCAGCCATAATGAACTTTTTCACATTGTATAGCCTAGCCTCTTCAAACACTTTTAATCCCATATCAAGATTTTCGTGCATGATTCCAGCAGGGTATTTAATGTTATTGTGAAGCCCAGAATTTTTAGAGGCTAAATGAATAACGCAGTCAGGGTCTGCCCACTCGAAAGCATATCCTACTGCGGCACTAACATTTAAGTTAGCTTCTGCTGTTTTAGGACATGGAAAAATATTTTTGTAGCCAAGTCCCTGTAGATATAAAGCTAAGTGTGAACCAATAAAGCCGTCGCCACCCGTGATTAGTATGCGGCTATCGTGATTAACCATTAAAATCCTCTAAAAAACTTACGACTTCATCACTAGTCATGTTATTAGCTTGTCTTTTTATATTGTGATCTTCATCCATAATCACAACAGTGGGATATTTTTCTATATTGAATTCGTCTACTAAATGTCTGTTCTGGGGTTTAGAACAAAGAATGAAAGCTGCTTTGCCTCCATGATATTTTGAGACGCTTTCTGATACTTTTTGGTCAGTCCAAACATTGTTCTTCATGTGTGTACAATGAGGACACCATTCAGCCATAAAAACAACCACTTGATATTTTGATTTAAGCATTTTCTAAAAACCTCACAGTTTGTTTTGCATCCATTGTATTGGCAACCTTTAGAGGTTGACCTTCTTTGTCGGTGACTACAATAGTTGGAACAGATCTAACATGATACATTCTTGCTAAGGCTTGACCTTGAACGTCGTCTATATCTATAAACTTATGAGACTTGAAGCCAGAAAGAGCTTGTTGAACACTAGAATCAGGCCATACTATAGCCTTCATCATTCTACATGGGCCACACCATGCAGCAGAAAAAACCAACAAATGATTATTTTTGTTTTCCATATTTCTTCCCTAAAGGAAACAGCAGCTCACCCTGCGGGTGCGAGGGTCATAAGATTCGGGTGAGCCGCTATTTCAAATAGCACTATTACGCTTCGTCAGAAGTAACTCTCAAAGAGTCACCAAGAATCCAAGCTATAGCTATAGCTACTACTGAATTTGTTGTAGCTGGATCTAGCCCAAGTGTTTCCTGAGCGACTACTACAACAACTCCACCAACAGCAGTCCAAAAACGACGACTTTTGAATAAGGCTTTTACCTTTTCCATAGTTCTTTTCCTTAATAAAAATTAAAAGAAGCTTTTAATCTTCTCTAAAATGCCTCCTCCGCCACCAAAGCTAAACCCGCCTTTGAAAATGACTAAGTAGGCTACTATCGCAGCTGCTATAATAAGAAACAACCACTTCCTTTTGGCTGCAACAGCGTAGATTTTTTCTTTTACGGCATTGATTTTCTCAAGCCTGTAATTTCTTTTGGTTTCTTTTTTTTCTTCCTTATCGTCTTTCTTGTCAGATTTGATCTGATGTTTTTGACGACGTTTTTCTAAGATACTCTGTAATCTATTACTATTATTCGGCATGTTACCACATTTTACAAGACCAATATCTTGCCTTCCATTTAGGTCCGGGGTTATCACAATTATGTCTAGCCCTAAAACTCTTACGTCTTTCTGGGTCGTTCTTTTTTATTCTCATGTTAGGGTCTCCGAAGTTAACCTTCACTACATTACCCTTCTCATTTTTTACATATACAGAACGTTTCTTTGGCCCGTCTGGTGTTAAGAAAGGTTTGTTAAGAGTAACTTTTCTTCCTTGATATTCAGAAGCTTCTGCTTCTTCTGCTACGCCTTTATAAACTAATATTGTGTTACCCTTTTTATAAGTTCCCTTTCGCGTGTATATAAATACTTCGCCAGTCTTTGGGTTTTCATACTTATAATCTGCTGTAGTTGATCCAATCTTTCTGCAACTTCCGGGTTCACCTTTTTTAGTGTTAGGCACTCTTTCGTAGCCTTCCCAGCAAGCTCCAGTTTTTGCATCACTAGTAGTTGCATCTTCCGAGTATTGTTTTAATGCTTCTATATATTTTTTCATTTCTTTTTGCCCCAGCCTTCTAGGATAAATCTAAGTGAGTTTCTACCAAGTATATTAGTAATTGTGCTGTTTGAATACTTGTCCTTATCAATCCCACTCTTTAATGAAGATAAATATCTAGTAAATCTAGGCAATTCTGAAATATCAGTTATCTCGTCTGGAGGATCAGTAAACCCGTCGAAATCAGTCCCTATAGCCAAGACTTCGTCTCCGGCTATATTAATTATATGATCTATTGTTCTTTCTAGGTGTTTTAGTCCAAGACCTGAATCTATTGGACTTAACCAATAGTTCATAAAAATTAAACCTATTAAACAATTATGATCTGCTAACCATTTAATTTCCCAGTCCTCTAAGTTATAAGGGTCTGGGTTAATAGAAAATGCACCAACGTGACTCGCAACTATCCTCGATAAGTCATCTCCAACAATTTCATAAACTTCTTGTCTTGCTGTCGGGGTACAATGACTTATATCTATAATCATACCCATCTCTTTCATGGTCTGCACAACCTTTTTACCAGTTGATGTAAGACCTTTATTCATATCCCAGCCAGCCATTAAGTTCTTCCAGTTACTACTCTTGATGCCATACTCTGGATATGGAAAAACAGGAGACACTAAATGGTTTGGGTAAAAATGAGCAAGAGTAAGATAAGCAACACCTCTGTTATAAAAGTGTTCAAGATTTTCTATTAGTTCATTTTCAATAAGTGGTTTTAAAGCAGTTACCTCATCAACACGCTTCTTTGCTAACTCACCATTAAGAGAATGGCCTCCTTCAACAGAGTGAATCATTGCTATATCGTGTTCGACAATGGAATCTTCTAATTCTTTTAGACTCTTTACAAATTTGAATTTATTATCAGAAAGAGAAATATCATTGTACAATTCCACTTCTTTTTCCATGCGATTCATCATTGCATTAGTTGCATCAAAATAAGTTGGCTCAAACACCCTCTTATTTACCGAAGGATAAATCCACTTCAAAAATTTAATTAACTTTTGATCGTCTACCCATTCTATCTCTGGTATATAAGAAGTAGAAAGGATTACATTTAATCCCCCTTGTTCCATTTTGGGGAGAGTATTTCTTTCACTTAGAGGCCAGAAGGTTCTTTTAAATAACTTAGTTAAGAACCTAGAATCTTTACCGTCAAGAGAACGGTCGAATAAGAAATTTTTAAGCGTTCCGTGATTGTGCCAATCAAATACAATAGCTTGGTCGTGAATATCTTGCCAGTTCATTTAAATAACCCCACTACCCATAATAGAAATGTTTGGATTTGACGAATCGTATTCTTGATAAACTTCTGGAAAGGGCATTACGGACACCTTCAAGTCCGTTGGTTTTTCATCAATAGCAATACTTTGTAGTTCTACGACATTTGAAGCTACAACTTCAGATGAAAAGTTATCTGTGATAGCTTCCACAGTGTAGTATATTCTGGTTGGCTCTTGTATTAGATGTCCCTTCTCGTCCCAAGCAGGGATAAAAAATTCTAATGCCCCTTCCCAACGGTTCAGTGAATACTCTTGAAGAAGTTCTGAGTTCTTGTATATCTTTAGCTCTTGTCTTTTTATATCAATCTCAGGATTATTTATTGGTTGCCACTCTGCTCTAATTTTTGGATATTTCATTCTCTTCGCTCCATAAATTCGTATCTATGTTCTTTTTTTATTAGCTTAAGATTTCTACGCTCAACATCATAGTCTGTGTGGCTGACTTTAATACTTTTACATATGACTCGTGTGTATGTATCACTGTTCATATCATAAAAAGTAAAGTGCCATTTCCCATTAATAAGATTCCATCTTGTATTTTGTTTATTACTCCAGCCCGTCTTTAATACAACGTAGTCTCGAACCACGAAGTCAGAAGTCATTCTGTATTCATCAGTTGGTTTACCTTGTGAGTCCATTACTGGAAGTAAAACCTCTTCTCTGAAAGACCAGAAAATGGCCTGCTTCATATAGCAGACCACTCTCTCATCTATCTCATCGTATCTGTACACATGATTAATTTCTACATAGTCACAGTATTCAACTACTTCTACTTCATAATTATCAGGCGCAGACAGGACAGGCGCAGTCAGTGTCACAGACACAATCGCCATCATCAATATCGCACTTACAAGCCTCTTCACAATCTTCACAACTTTCTGGAATATTTACTTCAATCGGATCAGCTCCGGGTACATCTATAACAATTCCATCAAGTCCTCCGTTTTGCCATACAGCTATAAATAGAGCAATAAGTATTGATACTATTGCGGCTATACTTTTTTTATTCTTCATTGGGTTTTTCATTTTGCTTCTCCATAAAATAGGGGGTAAGGAGTAAGTACCCCATACCCCCATTAGTTACTACTTATCTATCTTCTTATCAATTCTTTCTAGAATATCTGCGATCCTCCGTTGGTCATTAACTATCTTGGTCATAATATGTTGCATATTGCGCTGAATTTCAGCCCAACTTCTAGGAACATAGACCAAGGGGGTTCCATCGGTATCACACTTCTCGTGTAAATCATGCAGTCCTTGTAACCAATTTCTTTCTTCCTGATTCAAACAAGAATCTTTAGAAGACTTTTTAGAAATCAACATTTCAATAACCTTTATCAATCCCATAGTAATTGCAATTACAGCAGCTAGTGCTGGCATTTCTAATGAACTCATGATACACCTCTAAGAAAAACGATTAAGCACCAGTGATTGCACTGTAGTCTTTGTAGTTATTAGTAAACGTAGCAAAGTCAAACAGAATTACAAATTCACCCGGAATTGCTCTTACGCCACCAACAGGTTCTGCTGCATGGTCAACACCAAGTGTGATAGCAGTTCCTCTGTCAGTGATACCATCTTTGGCTGTACCATCGCTCTGCAATAGTCCTCCACCGAAGATATCGAAGATAGCAGTTGCCCAAGTACCATTCTGACGGTACTTCTTCATTGGGTGAATGTTTCCACCACGACGACTTGTCGTATCGGAAGCGCCACTCAAGATTGGGTTCAAACTGGAAATACCAGAAATGTTGTTCGCAACACCGCCTCTAATCAAGAAGCCCGTGTCAGTAGCAGAACGAGTAACTGATCTTCCACTTGGGTTAAAAGCTAAAGTTCCACCGGAGTTAGCTGTGGTGATACCTGCATTGTAGGCATCTCCAGATTTAGCAACCACTTTAGAACCAGAAACTTTACGACCCTGTACTATTTCGATAGGAGTCTTAGCTTGGAATTTACTTCCACTAATATTCCCACCATTCAAAATTGTTCCACCGTCATCTTTGAAGCTTCCGCTTCCCTGAGCAGTAGATTTATGTGTGCTTACAGTCATGATATTAACCTTTCATATGACTATATTGCACAAGTCCGAAAGTTCCTATGATATAGATCCAAGTCCTAATATAATATACACTTATTAGAGCAGGTCTTGTGCGATTCTAGGAGACATTAGTCTAAGACCGTATATATTCGCATCTTCAAGCATCTTAAAATGCTTTTCGCTTGTGAATCTTCCACATGCAGTCACGTTTATACCCGTCTTTGACTGTATTTCATGGGAAATTAGTGCGTTATCAGAAAGATCATCGGCTATAAAGCCGGTAGAGTTAATCATATTGTAGACACCAAACCCGTACACCAGATCGCACAATAAAAGCAGCGTTCTTGTATCAAACAATCTATACTCAGTGATTATTCTCAATTCGACATCATTGCTTTTGCAAACTGTCATGCAAGCCTTTAGGTCTTCTTTTATTTTATACCAGTTTTTATCTTTAATTAACCCGCCATTTAATACTAGATCTATATAAGATGCCCCTTGTCTTATAGCTAATATTATTTCGTGGACTCTAACTTGAGTTCCGTTGACACCATAGGGAAAGTCTATCGCTGCTGAAAATTTTTGGTCTTTTAGAAAGTCATTTACTCTATTCATAAAGCCAGATGGGATTGCCACTGAATCTATTTCTTTTTGGCAAGATATGAATATTGTTTCTAGCAACTCTTGAAATGTTGCGTCTTGATTATAGCAAGCTAATTCTGTAAGCATTTTTTAATTTTATCTATAGAACAAATTATGTTTCTCCTAGCCGTTTCTCTGCTATAGCCATTCTCCTTGGCTATTTCCTTCATTGTCATCCTTTGGAAAAATCTTTGATAAATTATCTTCTGAGAATTTTTATCTATCTTTTCCATTACGTCTTTTATTTCTAATAGTTCCAAAAAGTCATCTGGGGTAGATGCGTTAGAAAACTCAAGAGGCATGTCTATTTTGATTCTTCTAGATTTGTTT